ATGGTCGCCTCCCACTCGCCGCCCGACACGGTGGCGTGGCCGAGGCTGTCGACCGTGCGGCTGGTGGGGCGCTTGATGAGCTTGACCAGGGTGGTCACTTGGTCCCCCAAGTGGCCTTGTACTCGGCGTGCGTGGCGGGGCGGAAGGCGCCCAGGCTGATGCCGTGGACCCAGCGGCCGTCGGTGGCCCGGGCCGAGCCTTCGATGCCCCGGAAGCCGGCGTTGCTGGTCGTGACCCGGCACACGGTGCCGGCGGGGATCATTACGTGGCGGGGGTCACCCTCGGCGTAGTTGCGGATGTCCCGCAGCGTCACCGCGTAGCCGGTGCCGTCGAAGCCGCAGGGTACGACCCCGCCGAGGATCGAGCGGCGGACGTCGTAGCTGCGGGCCCTCTCGGCCTCGTGGTCGATGGTTGTGTTTTGCATGACCATTACAACGTCCCCCCAGGTCAGGGTACCTCCCGGGCAACCTGAATAAATGGTTATTTGTCCCCATGGCGCACACGATCGATACGGAAACCCTCTTATCATGGAGTGCATGACCAGGACCTCCACCCTCGGCGGGGCGCCTCGCTGCGCCGCCGTGTATTGCCGCATCTCCGACGACCGTGAGGGGCGGGGCCTCGGGGTCGAGCGCCAGGAGCCGGTCTGCCGTCAGCTGGTCGCCGCCAATGGCTGGGTCGTTCACGACGTGTACGTCGACAATGATGTCAGCGCCTTCAGGGGCAAGCCCCGGCCCGCCTTCGAGCGCATGGTCGAGGACATCAAGGCGGGGCGGGTCAACGCCATCGCCGCTTGGGCGCCGGCCCGGCTGACCCGCCACAACCGTGAGCTCGAGGACCTGATCGATCTTCTCGACGCGAACGATGTCGAGGTGGCTACCCACATCGCAGGCAAGTACGACCTGTCGTCCTCGGGGGGCCGCCTGGTGGCCCGGGTCGTCGGCGCCGTCGCCCGTCATGAGTCCGAGGAGAAGTCAGAAAGGATCAAGTCGAAGATGGAGCAGCTGGCGAGCCATGGCTCGTTTCACGGGGGGAAGCGCCCCTACGGTTACGAGGCTGACGGGCGCACCATCCGGCCCGAGGAAGCCGAGAACATCCGGTTCATGGCCCAGGCCGTCCTCGAGGGCGCCAGTGTGGTGAAGGTCGCCGCCGAGTTGAACGAGCGGGGCGTCCCGGCGGCCCAGGGTGGGGCGTGGACGCACTCGAGGGTCCGCGCCCTCTTGGCCCTTCCTCGGCTCGCTGGCCTCCGCATCCACAATGGCGAGGTCGTGGCCGATGCGGGCTGGCCGGCCATCTTGGACCGGGCCACCTTCGAGGCCGTGCAGGCGGTCGTGGCCGACCCCAAGCGCCGGCACCGGGGGTACTCGGTGCACTTCCTCACCGGGCTCCTGTACACCCCGGACGGGCGGCGCCTGGTTGGCAACCGCCAGGTGTACCCGAAGGCGGGGATCGAGAAGGATGCGTACGCGGCCAAGCCGGGCGTGGTCGACGGGCAGCGCCTGGCCGGCTTGACCATCGAGGCCAGCGCGGTGGAGACGTGGGTGGAGGAGTACGTCCTCGACTACACCGACCGGGTGGCGCTGGCCTCGGGCCCGGCGGTCCCTCAGCCGTCCACCGAGGTCGTCGACCTCGAGGCGGAACTGGCCGAGTTGGCCGACATGCGGGGCGCCGGCGAGATCAGCTTCGCCGAGTGGCGGGCCGCCCGAGAAGGCATCAACGTCCGCCTCGAGGCGGCCCGGGCCCGGGTCCCCGAGATGCCCTCGGTGCCACCCACCATGGCGGTCGTTCTCGGCCAGAGGGGCGAGTTGCGCCGGCGGTGGCCGAGCCTCAACACCCGTCAGCGGCGCCAGGCGCTCGAGGCGGTCCTCGAGCGGGTGATCGTGAAGCCGGTGGGCAAGGGATGGGGGAAGGGCATGGCGCGGGGAACCGCTCCCGCTCTGTCCGATCGCCTGGAGGCCGTGCTGCGCTAGTCGGTGGCGGCCTGGTCGGCCAGCAGGGCCCGGGCCTCGCCGTAGGTCGCCTGCTCGTTGCCGTTGACCGCCTTGAGCAGCCGGTTGAAGTAGGCCCGGCGCTGCTCGTCGCGCTCGGCGAAGCGGGCGGTCAGCTCTTCCATTTCCTCGAGGTACCGGCGCAGGTCGGCCAGAGTGTCGTCGTCGCTCGAACGGGGGAACAGCTCGAGTTGCTGGTCGCCGTCGGGCAGCGGGTTGTGACGGTCGTGGCTGCTGCGCAGCTCGGTGTCGGTCCGGGGGTCGTAGGGCCGTTCACCCTCTTTGGCCGCCACGTCGGGAAGGGCGGGGAGGGCGGAGCTGACGATGTCCCTCCAGGCCTCGAATTCCGTCATGAGCTGACGGATCTGCTCCTCGGTCGGGTACTTGAGGGCCAGCTGTAGCCGGCGCTGGACCTCGCGCTCGGAGAGAGTAAATCCGTCACGCGTGACGGATTTGATGAGCTGGTCGAGCACCCCGTGGCGGAGGTGCCCGTTGGCGGTCGTGGCCATGTCGTCGACCAACAAGAGGCGGCCGAAACGCCAGCGCTCCCAGATGGTCCCGCTGTCGTGGGCGGCGATGTCGCGCTCGATCTTGCGGTACGGAGCGGTCTTCATGTTGGCTCGACCTCGGGCATGACGGGTACCTCCGTTGTGCTCGGGCTAGGCGGCCTGCGGGCCGCCTGGCTTGTTTTTGCGGGACGGCTCGGGCGCCGCCAGGACCCGGTTCAGGCGGTCCTGGGCCTCGGCTGAGGGCTCGGGGGGGATGCGCCCGGCTTCGATGTCCTCGGCCACCCGCCGGCGGGCGTCGGCCCGGATCTCGTCCTCGGTCATCGCGTCAGCTTCAGCCCGGGGACCGCTGAACATCAACGTCCAACCACTGAACATCGCAGCGCCGATAAGGGCCATTATGTAGAGGCGGCTGGAAAACGCCCTTTGCGTCACGTGACAAATTTCGGGGTGTAGTGAGGGGGGCCGGGCCGGAAGGGGGGGGACCGGCCCGGCCGGGGCCACTTCCCCACAGCCCCGGCCGGACGCTAGTGCTCAGGCGCCCCAGGCGCCTCCACGGCGGCCGCCGTCGCAAGTGGTGGGCTTGGCGCCGGCGGCGGCCCAGCGAGCCAATCCGGGGGCGCAGCGGGGACGTGGTGGGGTCGCTGCTGAGCTCGTCGCAGCGCGTTGTGCCGCACCTCGTCCCACGCCACGTACAGCCAGCCGAGGTAGAAGGCGACCGCCAGGGCCAGCGCGGCCCAGCGCACTCAGCGCGCCGCTGTCCAGATGATGAACACCGCCGCGGCCCACAGGGCGAGCGAGAAAGCTGCCGCCCCCGCCACGGCGGCCCACTTCATGAGGCCGGGCCGGGCCGGGCGCCCTCGGTAAAGAGGCGGCCCGGCCCCAGCCTTCGAGCTGGACAGCTCGAACTAGTGGTCGTGGTGGTGGTCCACCTCGGCCGTAGTCGTGGTGGGGGCCTCCGTGGTCGTGGTCGCGGGCAGCGTGGTGGCTACCGGCACGGTGGTCGTGGTGGGGGCGATGGGCTGCTCGGGCACGATGTCGCAGTTGCCTTGGGCGTCAAGCTCGAAGCCCACCGGGCACACGATCACGTCGCAGGACCCGTTGCCGATGCAGATGTTGCAGTCGTCGGTCCCGAGGGCGTCGTGGTCGCAGACGACGTGGCAGTCGCCCAGGCCGGTGCATGGGCCCTCAGGCGGCAGGGTCGTGGTGGTGGGGGCCTCCGTGGTCGTCGTGGTCGCCTCCGTGGTGGAGGTGGTCGGCGCCTCGGTGGTGGTCGTCTGCTCGACCGTGGTGGTGGTCTCATGCGGCAGGGTGCAGATCTGGACCCGGCGGACGATGATGCAGTGGGTCACGGGCACCGGCACCGTGGTGGTGGGGGCCTCGGTGGTCGTGGTGGCCGGCTCCGTCGTGGTCGTCACGATGGGATGGTCGGGCACGCAGACGACGTGGTCACCGTTGTCACCGTTACCGGGGCCGCCCTGGTCGGGGTGGTCGCCGTTGAACCCGTGGTCGGGGTGGTCGCCGTTGTTCTCATCAGCGGCCTTCAGCCGGCCGTTGAACAGGTCGAAGCCGTGGTCGGGGTGCTCACCCGGCGGGCAGCTCTGCGGGTGGCCAGGCAGGGTGCCGACTACCGGCACCGTGGTGGTGGTCGCGATCGGCGGGGTGGGGACGGCCGTGGTCGGCGGCGTGGTGGGCGGCGCTGGCGGCGTCACCACGATGGCCACGCACACCAGCTGGCGGAAGGTGGCGTCGAACTGGCCTGCCGGCTCCCAGTCGGTGTTATGGCCGGCCCGGTCTTCGACCCACGCTCCGGCCGGCGGCATGCCCTTGTGGTAATTGTCCAGCCGGGCCACGTCGCCCTGGAGCGAGGCCATGGAGGCGCAGCGGATGATTATGACTTGGTCGGCCGGCAGGTTGGCGGCCTGGGTCGGGGGGGAGCTGGCGACGTGGCGAGCTCCAGCCGACGCGGTAGCGGCCATGGTGCCGAGACCGGCTAGGGAGAGGGCGGCAATTATGGCGCCCATGAACAGTTTCTTCACTCGGTTCCTCCTCGATTCGAGTGTCGGGGAACTGAGGGCGCCGGGTTGAGGCTACTCGGCGGGGGTGGCCCGGTTACAGGTCCAAAATGGGCCGCTCTAGCCGAAGAGGAACATGTTGGTCCGGGTGGCGCCCCCGCCGGGGCCTACGATCCGCATCCCGGCCAAGCCCTGGTAGGGGGCGCTGTTGGGGGTGACGAGGGAGATCGAGGTATCGCTCACCACGGTGAAGTTGGGCGCCGCCACCTCGTCGCCCCCGCCGAAGGTAAAGAAGACGGCGGTGACGCCCGTGAGGTTGGAGCCCGGGAAGGCGGTGGTGAGGCCACCCGAGGTCGATCCGCTCACCGGGGAGCACGGGCCGGTGATGACGGGCGGGTTCCGGTACTCGGGCTTCTCCAAAGGCCACGTCATGGTGTCGAGGAACAGGTAGGTGAAGCCGGTGGCGCCCGGGAAGTCTTGCACCTCGGAGAACAGCATCAACTCACCCGTGGGTTGCATCAAGACGTAGACCGTCACCCGGCCCTGGTTCACGTTGTAGCCCGAGAGGAGGGCCATGCAGGGCTGGATGCTGGGCGCCCCGGCGTAGTCGGCCAAGCCCCGGGCGATGAAGGTGTTGGGCGGCCAGCCGGTGCGGGTGATGTAACCGGAGAAGCGCACGAAGCCGTGGTGCTTGCAGATGAGCACGGGGTTGGCCGGGTCGGCGGATACCCACGTCGGCTCCAAGGCGAGCGGGCGCCAAGCCGGGTAGTCGTCCACGTTGGTCGAACCCGTCGGCCCGGTCGGGCCTCGGGCGCCGTCGATGCCTTGGGGGCCGCGCTCGCCCTCGGGGCCGGTGTCGCCTTGGGGGCCGGTGGCGCCTTGGATGCCCACGGGGCCGATGGGGCCTTCCGGCCCGGTCGGCCCGATGATGGTGAGCGGCGCCCAGGCGATCCCGCCGTCGTTGCCGGGCTCCACCCCGGGGGGCACCTCGCCCCGGCCGTACCAGACCTGGCCCACGTGGGTCACGCAATCGTTGGGCGCGTAGAAGCGGCCCGTCTGCCAGTCGCCTTGGTAGGTGAGCCCGCCCACGGGGCCGGTGGGGCCTTCGGGACCTTCGGGGCCGGGGTCGCCCTGGGGGCCGGGCGGGCCGGTAGGCCCTGTGTCCCCCGGAGGGCCGGGCACGGTGGAGTCGGCGCCGGGGGCGCCCTCGGGCCCGGGGAAGCCTTGGGCGCCGCGGTCACCGATGGGGCCGAGCGGCCCGGTGGGGCCTGCGGGGCCTACGGGGCCAGGGGCGCCGGTCGGGCCCTGCACCCCGGGCGGGCCGACCAGGCCGCGCTCGCCGGGTGGGCCTTCTGGCCCAGTGGGGCCGTCCGGGCCGGGGGGGCCGCGCACCCCGCCGTCGACCTCGATCCACCCCGGCACGGGCTCGGCCATGTTGGCTGGCCCCGTGAAGACCCATAGGTTGCCGGTGGGCTTGTAGACCAGGCTCCAGCCGTACTCGAGGCGGGCTTCCACGCTGGGCACGCCGGGGGCGTCCCAGTCGGCCTCTATGAGCCCGTCGGGCGGGAGCTCGTCGGGCCGGCGGTTCTCGAACTCCATGAAGATGCGCGTCGAGCTGCCGGGCAGGCCGCGAGGGCCGGCGGCGCCGTCGCGCCCGGGCGGGCCCATGGTGCCGGCCAGCAAGGCCACGTCGACCTTGGCGACGTCGGGCAGCGGGACGCTGACTTCGGCGAAGGTGCCCTCGCTCATGCCGGCACCGTCACCCGTGACTCGACGGCCAGGCGCCCCTTCAGCACCGCGTAGCCCTCGCCGGCGCCGGGGTGGCGCCCGTAGACGTCGAAGCGCCACCACTGGCCGGGCAGGCCGATCGAGTCATAGCCGCGCAGGTAGACCGTGACCCCGTCGTCCTCCGGAAGGCACTCGAGCGCCGTGGGCGGGCCCGTGCCTACCCATGCCTGCCAGCTCCAGTCGGCCACGTCGGCGGGCTGGCCGTCGTAGGTGAGGTGGACCCGCAGCGAGGCCGGGGTCCCCTCGTAGGTGCGCCACTCGCAGCTGGCCGGGCGCACGTCGATAACGGTCATTGGGTCCTCCCGTAGGGCGGTGGTGGCGGCATCTCGTCGGGCGGCTGGTGGTCGTCGTGGTGGTTCCCGTCCCGGGTCCCCAGGTAGGTGGCCAAGGCGCCCACGGCGGCCCCCAGCACGGTCGAGATAAGCGTTGACTCCTCAGCAGAAACCGCCCCTTCATGGACGGCGGCGCCCACCGCCACGGCGACGATGGCGAGCGCGATCCCGAGGGCCAGGACGAGGGCGGTGAGAGCTCGAGGGTCGGTGGGCATCAGGCGGCGGCGCCCACCCGCCATAGGCCCAGCCATTCGCCGTTGGGGTCGTCGATGACCCAGGCCGCCGGGATGCGGCCCGCGGCGCCGGCCGGGATCGAGCGCCAGTAGCTCTGCGGCCCGCTGAAGATCAATTGGTACACGGTGTTTTTGTTGCGGATGAACACAGTTCCCTCCGGAGGTTTGGCCGGCGGCGCCGGCGTGGTGGGTGGTTGGGGCGCCGGGGCGCTCGAGGCGGGCATGCCCGCCTGCACCCAGGCGATGACGTCGGGGCCGGCGCAGGCGGTGGCGTAGTACTTGCCGTGCCAGCCCCGCTCGAGCGTGCGGCCGGTGGCCCGGTTGAGCTCGTCGTACAGGGCGCGGCCGCTGTTCTTGGCCGCCTGGGAGAACGCCTGGACGCCCATCCGGGGCGCGTGGCCACCTTGGAGGAAGCACACCCCGAAGCCGTCGGTGTTGCGGCCGGGGCAGTGGACGCCTTGGACGTCGCGCCCGCAGCCCTCGTAGATGGTCCCGCTCATGCCGATCAGGAAGTTGTAGCCCGGGCGGGCCGACCAGCCCTGGTTGGCGTGCTGCTGCTCGATCGAGCGCACCGTGGCCATCTCGTTGGTCACGGCGCCGGCGGCGGCCGGGTAGTGGGCCACGTAAAAGCGCCTCGAGCTGAGCGCCACGCGGTTGGAGCTGCGCCCGAACCGGGCGCCCCATTGCTCGCGGGTGACGATGGTTAGTGCCACTTACTCGCCTTCCTTTCCCTCGGCTTCTAGCTCGTCGGGACCGACACCCTCGGCCTCGTCGCCCTCGGCCTCGTCGCCCTCGGCCCCGTCAGTTTCGATTGGCGTGGTCTCGCTTTCTTGCAGTTGCTGCTCGTCGTCGTCGCTCATGTCTTCACCTCCCCCTTGGGTCACCTGAGGTCGCCGTCGTCGTCGAAGAACAGGTCGGCCACCTCGCCCCACTGGGCCTGTACCTGGGCCAGGATGGCGGCGTCTTGGATGCGGGACTGGTCGAAGCGCGGTGGCCCCGGCGCCGGCGAGGGCGCGTCGGGCAAGCCGCCGGCCGGCAGGTCGGTGACAAAGCCAGGGAAGGCGGCCATGAGGCGCACGAACATGAGCGTGGTGGCGCCCCCGCCCCTCAGGCAGTCGTTGGCCAGCGCCACCCAGGCCGGGCGGGCGTCGTCCTTGAAGGTCTGGGCCTCCTGCACGGTGCAGGCCCGGACTCGGCTCTGGAACACGGCGTCGTCGGTCAGCTGGGCGATTTCGACGTAGCTCATGGCTCTCCTTTCAGTTTTGGATACCGGCGTCGGTGATCTCGATGCGGGCTGTCCAGACCGGGAAGCGGACGGCCACGCCCGGGGTGCCCACCGTCGGGAAGGCGGGGATGAAGTGGTTGGCGATGATGAAGATCTGGGTGTTGTCCGAGGGCACCAGGAACGAGGCGAAGCCCGAGCGCAGCTGGTTCACCTGGCTGAAGATGTCGCACATGGCCCGGCGCCGCACCTCGACCTGATCGGCGAAGCGGATGGCCCGCAGCTCGACCCGGAGGATGCCGGCGTCCCCGGCCACCTGGTGGGCGTCCATGAAGCTGGCCACCACCCGGTAGGTGCGCCCGGGGGCGTAGCCCGGCACCCAGTCGGTGAAGGCGAACATGACCGTCCCGCCGTGGCCCACGTCGATGGCGGCGGCTAGCGCCTCGGCCCGGGTCTGGCCCTTGGGCACCCAGGCTGGGATCTCGGGCAGGCCCGGCACCACCTCGTTGGACACCAAGTAGCGCCGGTCGACCCACCCGGTGGGGAATATCTCGTAGAGCGGGATCTCGAACACGCCGTGGGCGGCGTGGGGGTCGGAGTGCCACCCGTGCCAGGCTTCGAAGAAGACGCTCATGGTCTGGGCGCCCGAGTCCACCCGCACCTTGACCATGCCGTCGTCGCCGGGCGTAGCCACGTCGGACCAGTTGTAGCGCTCCCCGTAGAAGCCGTTGACCCAGGCCCCGCCGCCCCCGATGAGGAGGCGCCCGGGGTCGCGCTGGACCACGCCGAACTCACCGAAGGGGTGGCGCGAGACCACGCCCCAGTGGCACCAAAGGTTCGCCATCTTGCGCCACCGGGTCATGTTGACCGAGCGGGTGAGCACGCCCTCGGGCTCATCAAAGGGCCAGAAGGCGTCCATGTTGCTCATGCCCCGGCGTCCTCGCACGAGAGCACCAGCGAGCCCACCGGGAAGCGCACCACGTGGCCGGCGTTGTTGATGGTGATGCGGAGCCCGGCGGCCAGGTTGCCGTGGGCGTTGCCGATGGTCACGCTGCCCGCGAAGGGGTTGCCCACGAGGGACGAGCCCTGGGCCGACTGGTTCCACCGGAGCAGCATCTCGTTGTAGATGAGGCCCCGGTCGTCTTGCACGAAGAAGGTCAGCTGGAAGTCGGGCTGGCCCGAGCCGTCCTGCCAGCGCTCGGGGGCGGCCAGCCCGGTGAGGCGGTAGGACCGGCCCGGGATGAAGTAGTGGGTGGAGGCCGGGTAGATGACGAGGAGGTCGGTCGTGCTTGGCCCGCCCACGTCCCACGTGCCCGCCGGGCCGAAGGCCCAACCCCACGCCCCTTGGGGCAGCATGCCCCGGGGCACCCACGCCGGGATGGCGGGCAGCTGGGGGGTGAGGTCGGGGAGGGGGACCAGGCGGCGCAGGTCGGCAATGGACCCGTCGGTGTTCATCTGCGCCAGCGGTACCTCCCACCACCCGGCCGGGTCGCGGATGAGGTCGGTGGGGCCGCTGCCCACCTTGTAGACGATGGAGATCAGCTGGGCCACGGGGTCGTAGCGGGCGCACACCAGGCCCCAGTCGGGCGGCGCCCCCACCTGCAGCACCTTGGCCGTGTCGTTCTGGCCGTAGAAGCCGTTGACCCAGCACGCCCCCGGGGCGATCGAGCAGGCCCCGCTGTTCCAGTCCCACCCGTAGGCCGAGAGGGGGAAGCGCTCGGAGGGCATGAACGAGATATCGGGGTGGACCACGCCGTCGGCGCACCACAGCTGGGCCATCTTGCGCCAGTTGTCCATGGTCGAGTGGTTGCCCGGGGGCGCCTCGAAGGGGAAGAAGTCCTCCATGGGCACGTTCACCACGCTCACCAGTCGGCCCCTATCTCTTCGGCCTCGATGCGCAGGCACCCGGCCGCGTAGGCCCACGCCCCGCCGGCCTGGGTGGCCTCGACGCGCTGCTCGAAGGCGGCCACCAAGTCGCCCCAGCAGTTCGGGCACACGAAGGTGATGACCTTGGCCTCCAGCCGGACCACCCCGGCCTGGGTCGAGCCCGTTTGGGGGCCGCCCATCTTGAAGCGCATGCGCACGCCGGTCTGGTCGCGCACAAAGGCGAAGAGGGTGCCGGCGTAGCCCCACCCGTTGGTGGAGGTGGCGTTCCAGTTGTCCTGGCGCATGTCGAAGGTGAAGCGGTAGTGGCGGGGGGCCACATAATCGGGCCGCCAGCCGAGGTACATGACCATGGGGTTGCCCCCGTCGCCGCCGGTCCACCCGACGTCAAGCTCCTGCGCCGTCACGATGCGCCCGGGCACGTGGGGCGGGATCACGGTGATGGGCGGGGGCGGCGCCGGCTCGGGCACGTAGCGGCGGCGGTCGGTCACGGTGCCGAAGCCGCTCAGCTCCCAGAGGTTCATCTGCGTGCCGCCGCTGGGGTCGGACCAGTCGCCCCCGTGGTAGCCGGGCTGGAACTCCAACCGGACGTGCCCGGCGGTGGGGTCCATGACGGCCACGACCATGCCGTCGTCGCCGGGGGCCGAGAGCCACAGGTGGCGGTAGGGGTCGAGGCCCATCTCGCCGTAGGCGCAAGTCGCCCATACGGCCCCCGAGCCGATCGAGACCATGCCGGGCTCGACCCAGCCGTTGAAGTGGAACTGGTCGCCGACGTCGCGCACCACCCCGCTGCGGTTCGACCAGATGGAGGCCATGCGCCGCCAGCGAGCGAAGTCGGCGCCGGCCCCCGGCCCCTCGGCCATGGGCCAGTAGTGGTCCATCTCTACGGTGCTCATCGCTTCTCCAAGATGTCGAGGCGGCGCTCGATGGCGCGCAGGTCCCGGAAGGTGTCGAGGGACATCTGCGGGTTGCCCACGGTGGGCTGCACCATGAGCGGGCCGTTGGTCGACAGCCCGATGGTCACCTCGGTGATGATGTCGGTGACCTCGGTCCCGTCGGGGAAGACCACGGTGACCACGTCCCCCAGGCCGTAGTGGAGCCCGAACTGCTGGTTGGGCACGTCGATGGGCGTTACCTTCACCGCCACCGGGCGGTCTAACTCGGCCAAGGCCTCTAGCCCGGCCAGGCGCAAGGCCTCCTGGTTGTCGGGCCACGGCCCCGGCGGCGGGGGCTGGCCGCCGGGCCAGCCGTCTTCGGGCTCTTCGGGCTCTTCGGGATCGTCGCCCACGTCGCTGCGGTCCCGGGTCTGCTCGACCTCCCACCAGTAGGCCACGCTGGCGTCGTCGGCCGCCCGGCGCCATTGCCGGTCGGCGCCCTCGCGCTTGCCGAGCACGAAAACGGTGTTGGCGTCGGGGCGCTCGACCACCAGCTCGTAGCCGGCCATGGTGCCGAGCTCGGCCGAGAAGATGATGCCGGGCGCCCGGGGCAGCCACATCTCGAAGTGCAGGTCGCGCACGTCGAAGCCGTAGACCGGCCGCGATTGCCCGGCCGCCCGCTGCATGACCGCCAGGATGGGCTCCCACCGGGCGGTCACCGAGCACGGGAACGGCGCCGGGCCTTGGGCTTGGGGGTCCCAGGTGATGTTGGGGCCGGCGCGCCCGCTGACGGCGTGGTGGATGAGCCAATGCAGGACCCACGGGAAGCTGCCCTCGATCAGCACCTCGGCCCCGTCCCCCCCGGGCGGCAGCGGCGTGCCCAGGTTCTGCATCACCCGCACCGCCGTCCACACCAGGTCGCTGACCCCGTTCAGGACCACCTGTTCGCCGGCCTCGTCCCAGGTGCGGGCGGCGCGGGTGAGCGGGCCCGACATCACGGTGTCGGCCCCCGCCCGCACGACCAGGCTGGCCCGGCCCCGGCGCACCAGGTCGGTGGCGGGACCGGCCAGGCGGCTCTTGACTTCCCACGTGCCCACGTCGTTGAAGCGGGCGATGAAGACGGCCTCGCTAAAGTCCTCGAGCTCGTTGACCATCTCCTTGCTCACGTCGTCGCGGACGAGGATGTGCCAGTCCCGGCGGGTGTCGTAGGCGGCGCCGCTGCCGAAGATGGGCTCGGGCGCCTGGTAGGCGAGCGGCGGCGGTCGGAGCATGCTCATGGCGTCAGGTACCGGAGGCGCCAGCGCAGCTGGATGCGGGCGGTGGTGGTCTCGTAGGTCACCCGCAGGAGGTTGAGCCCCGGCGCCAGGCCCCACAGCACCGAGTCACGGGAGAGGTGGCTGAACCAGTTTGCGCCCCCGTAGCTCACGGCCCGGGCGCCGGGCAGGGTCACGATGCGCAGGATGGCGCCGGCGGCCACGACGCCCGAGATGGCCATGCGCTGGCCGGTGGTGAGGTTCTGAAAGATGAAGTTCTCGCCCGGCCCGCCCACGTCGATGGTGGGCCACGCCTCGGCGTCCCCGCCGTTGGTTATCGAGAAGTTGCCCAGGATGTTGGTGCCGCCGAGGTCGAGGGGGAAGAAGGGGAACCACTCGGTGTCCACGTTGGCGGGGGCGAAGTCGCGGACCTGTTCGGTCTGGTCGACCCAGTAGGGGTCGGGCGCCCGGAACTGCAGCGCCACCCGGGAGAAGTTGGGGAACTCCTCCTTCAGCGCGTCGAGCCCGGCCTGGTAGACGCAGTTGAGCTCGCGCCCGGTGCCGCCCGAGCTGAAACCCACGCTGCGCAGGCGCCCCATGCCCCGGGCGGGGTCGAGGGCGCGGGCCAGGGCGCGCAGCTCGGGGCGGCCATGGCGCAGGCCGCCGCTGATGATGGGGATGACCACGGTCCGGGCGGCGTGGCGGCTGCCCCGGTAGCGGGAGCCAGGCGTGAGAGGCACCACGTCCTCCCAGATGTCGACGGGCGGCATCATGCGCCCGGTCGTGCCGCGCTCGACGGTGAAGCGCACCGACAGCCCGTCGCCGGCGACGTACTCCAGGAGCTCGGCCTCGTCGGTGGCCCACAGGTCGGGGATCTCAGCCCCGGGGCCGGGGGTGCTCATGCGGCCCCGCTCAACAGCTCGAGGCGCCTGAAGCCGGCCTGAAGTTGGCTGGTGTCGGCCTCGGCCACGTGCATCTCCAGGGTGTAGTTGCCGCCGCCGGCGTAGGCCCCGCCGAGCTCGCCAGCCATGGCGCTGCCCACGGCGCCGAAGTCGTAGACCCGGGCGCCAATGCCGGCGTTGGCCGCCTCGGCCATGTTCTCAGCCGCCGCCACCACCAGCGGGGTGGCCCGGACGATGCCCTCGGCCAGCTGGGTAGCGATCGAGATGCCCGAGTACACGGGCTGGCCCTTGCCGGCGAAGGGGCTGGTCGGGTCCTTGGGGGGCGAGAAGGGGAGGAGCCGCTTGAGCCCGTCGAGCAGGCCCTTCATCTTGTTCATGATCCAGCCGCGCATGGCCTCGATGCCGTCCCACAGGCCCCGGATCACGTTCTTGCCCGCGTTGACCAGCCAGGCCCGGGCGTTGCCGATGGAATTCCACACCCACGGCCCGATCTTGATGGTGCCCTGGAGCCAGCCCTTCATGGAGCTGATCCCGTTCCACAGGCCTCGGATGATGTCCTGGCCCTTGCCCCGCAGCCAGCCCTGGGCGTCCCCGATGGCCCCGGTCACCCAGCCCCCGATCTTGCGGACGATGTCGCCCACCCACCCGCTGGCGGCCCGCATCCCGTTGGTGAGCCCGCCGATCACCTTGCGCCCGGACTCGAGGAGCAGGCCCCCGGCGTCCCCGAGGGCGCCCTTTATCTTGCCGGGCAACGTCTTGGCCACATCGGTGACCCACTTGGAGGCGTCCCGCATGCCGTTGGAGAGCCCTCCCAGCATCTGGCTGCCCATCTCGGTGAGGGAGCCCTTCAGGCCTCCGAGGGCGCCGGTGATCTGGGCCGGCAGGTCCTTCAGCTTGTTGGCCAGCTGGCCCCCGAGCCCGGAGATGGAGCTCGTCACGCTGCCCAGCGCGCCCCCGACCGTGTCCTTGACCTTGTCGGCCATGTCGCCCAGGGCGCCTACCATGCGGCCGGGCAGGCCCTTCACCGTGTCGACGACGTCGTCCATGGCCCGCTTGACTTGGCCGGGCAGCTTCTCCAGGCCCGAGAGGTCCGGGACGATCTGCTTGCCGAGGTCGCCCAGGGCGCCGATCATCTGGCCGGGGAGCTTCTTGAAGAAGTCGATGGCGTCGGAGCCGATGTCGCTCAACTTGCCGGTCAGGGACTTGAAGGCGTCCCGGGCCCACGAGATAAGCCTTTGGCCGAGGTCGAGCGCTGAGGTTACGCGTTGTATGAGCTTGGCCGGGAGGGCGGCGAACCAGTCGAGGGTGGCCTTGGCCACTTTGCCGAGGTTCCCGGCCACGAAGCCCCACGCCGCACTGACCTTGTCGAGGATCTTCTGGCCCAGCCCGGCGATGCCCCCGGCGAACTTCTCGGGGAGGGCGGCGAACCAGCTGATCACCTTGCTGGCGGCGCCCTCGATGCCGCCCGAGACCACGTCCCAGGCCGTGCGCACCCAGCCGAGGAGCTTGCCGCCGAGGTCGCCTAGGCCGGCGACGATGCGGCCGGGCAGCCCCTTGAACCACTCCACGATCTTGTCGACCACTTTGAGGATGTCGTCGCGGAAGTGCCAAATGGCGGCCAGGATCGGGCCGCCGGGCACGAAGATCGCCACCATGATCGTGGCGATCAGCTCCCAGTGGTCTTTGATCCAGTCGATTACCCCGGAAATGGCGCCCTTGATGAAGTCGAAGGCGGCCAGAAAACCGTCCTTCACCGCGTTGACCCCCGAGAGCAGGGCGTCCCACACGGTGGACGCCACCGACTTCACGGTGTCGAAGTTCTTGACCAGGAGCACGATGGCGGCTATCACGGCCACGATGGCGATGGCCACCAGCACGAAGGGGTTGGCCGCCATGACCAGGTTCACGGCCAGCATCACCACCTTGAAGATGGCCAGGGTGGCGTTCATGACCACCTGGATCGCGTGCCAGGCCGACATGGCCACGTTGACCGCCAGGGTGGCGGCCGCCTGCACCGCCATGGCCCCGGCCACCACCCCGATCGCCACACCCAGGGCGATCATGAGCGGCTTGCACTTGGTGACCCAGCCGATGACGCTGCCGATCAGGGTGGCGAACTTGGACAGGTAGGGCGTCACGAACATGAGCGCCCCGGTGATGGCGTCGAACAGGCCCATGGCCACGGGCTCGAACGCCACCTTCATCTGGTTCTTGAACTTGGCCATCTTCCCGCTGAAGGTGGCCGTCTCCCCGGCCGTGCTCTTGAGCGCCCCCTCGCTGTCGCCCAGCGCCCCGACCAGCTCCTCCATGGAGATGGTCCCGGCCCGGATGGCCTCGGCTAGTTGGGGGCCGGCCTTGCCCCCGAAGACGGAGATGGCCTCCTGGTTGGCCTGGGCGGCGTCCCCGGTGTTCTTGATCGACTCCACGGTCTCGGCCAGGAACTCGGCCGGGCTCTGCTCCTGCATGTGCTTGAAGGCGTCGTTCATCTCCTCGTAGTTCTTGATGGCGTCTTCGAGGTTTTTCTTGTTCTCCGGGCTAGGTTTTTTGTCCTGGAGGGCTTGGAACTTCTCGATCTGCTTGCCCGCGTTGTCGACCGCCTTGCCCTGCCGCTCGACCATCTTCTGCTGGTTCTTCAGGGCGGCGTTGAGGGCGGCGGTGGCCGTGGTGGTGTTCAGGCCGGCCTTGTCGAAGGTGGCCAGCAGGGCGATGGACTCGTCGAAGCTGAAGTTGAACTGGCGCATGATCGGCCCCGACTTCTCCGCTGCGGCCATGAGGGCGTCGACCCCGATGCCGCTCTTGGAGCTGGCCGTGTAGAGCTTGTCCAGGTACTTGGGCATGTCGGCCGTCTCGATCTTCCAGCCGTTGAACAGGCCCGTGGCCTTCTCGATGTTCGAGTTGAGGTCGGTCCCGGTCACCGACGAGAGGCGCAGCATCTGCAGCGACAGGTCCTCCAGGTCTTTGCCCGTGGCGCCGGTGCGTTGGGAGACGCTGGCCACCGCGCTCGAGATGTCCTCGAAGCTGGCCCCGGTCTGGGTGGCCACGTTCTTGAAGCTGCCCTTCAGGGCGTCGAGGTCCTTGCCCGTGGCCCCCGTTTGCTTCTGAATTCCCTTGTAGGTCTTGTCGAAATCGGACCCCAGGTTGAACAGGGCCACGCCGGCGGCGGCCGCCCCGCCCACGATCCCGGCCGTTAGTGGTGAAAGCACCCCGCCGCCCTTGCCCACCGAGGACGTGACTTTGCCCAGGGCGCCTTGGATGTTGCCGCCGAGGAGGTCGCCCAGGGCGCCGCCGAGTTTGCTGAAGGTCCCCTTCAGGTCGGAGCCGAGCCCACCGAGGGACTTCTTCAGCCCCTCGGTGTCGGGCAGGAGGGCGACGACGCCCTTGATGATGGGGTCGGCCACCTCAGCCCTCCCGGCCCGTCATGTCGATGAGCTCGCCGATCGCCACCCGTCGGCGGCGGGGCGAATCATATGTTTCGGGGGCGTCCCGCCAGGGCCGGGGCAGCCGCAGCGGGCGGGGCGGCGTGCTGCCCTTCTTGGAGTTGACCTGGAGCGTGAGGCGCCACAGGGCGTGGACCATCTCGGCCGTGACCGCCTGGACCTCAAGCGCCCACAGCGCGGCCGTGCGCTCGCGCTGGGCTAGCTCCCACATGCGCTCCATGAGCTCGTCGTCGCACTCGAGCAGGGCGCCGGGAGCCAGCCTCAGGGCCACGGCCACCTCGGCCACTACTCCGGCGCTGGCGGTTCGGTAGGGTGCGTGCCGTTGGAGCTGGGCGGCTCGGCCTCCTCAGCGGCGAAGTGGACCGAGTCGAACCATTCCTCGAGCACGGGGTCGGACGGGGGCCAGCTCTGCTCGTGGGCCAGGTAGTAGGCCATGGTGGCGGCGTCGGCGATCGACCCCGTCTCGTAGGTCCGCTTGAAGCGCCGTTCGAACTTGATCATGGTGCTCTTCAGCACGGGCAGGCGCGTGACTGTGCCCTCCTCGTCGGTCAGGACGAGGATCGACTCTGCGATCGCCACGGCGGCTACGCGTAGGTGAAGCCGTTGGGCAGCGTGCCCGGGGCCAGAGCGCCCGGGTTGGTCACCTCGACAGCGACGGAGCCCGTGCCGGCCGGCACCGTGCAGGTGGCCGCGGTGGCACTGGTGCGCACCACGTTCGTGGCGCTGGCGGAGCCGAAACGGACGGTCATGTTGGCAGCGAAGTTGGTGCCGGCCAGGGCCACCGGGTCGCCGGGGTCGCCGGTGTCGGGCGTCACCGACGTGATCGTGGGGTTGGGCGGCGGCGCCGCGCCCCCGTCGGTTTCGCCCAGCATGGCGGCGTTGGCCTGCCACCAGAAGGTGTTGGGCTCGGCCGCCAGCACCGTGAAGGTGAGGGGGAACACCAGGCCGGCCGTGTTGACGAGCGTGAACTCGACCGCCTCGGAGACCATGGTGCGCCGGCCAAAGAAGCGGGCTTTCTTGGCCCCGTCCTCGAACTCGACCGAGACCATGCGCTCGTCGATGAACGAGCTCGGCGCCGGCTCGAACTCGAAGCCGTCCTGGGCGTTGCCCGACCACTCGCCGCCACCCAGGGCCAGCCTCAGGTTCTCTTTGTTGAACTGGCGCAGCGACCCGGCCACCGTCTTGGGCCGGCCGGTGGTGAGCATGCGCACGGGGTCGAGGGACTGGCTGGTCATCAGGGTGTCGGTGTCCAGGCCGAACGAGAACGTGATGCCGTCCTCGGTGGTGTAGCCGAGGTCGTACCAGTCGGTGCCGTACTCGGTGTCGATGCCGGTGGGCGGCAGGGTGCCGGTCGGGGCCACCAGCAGGCGCTGGAAACCGGCGACCACCACCTCCTCGCCGGATAGGCCGCCGGTGGCGGCGCGGGGGGCAGCTTCGGTGACAGTCATAAGGGGCTCCTTATGGGTTGAGACCGGCCGGGGCGGCCGGCCGGCGGGTGGCCCGAGCGGGTCGCTCGGGGTGCAGAAAAACGCTCATGTCGAAACGGAAGTGCGGCTTGGCCGGCTCGTAGCTGTTGTCCGGGGAGTCGTGGAGCATGCCGAAGCGGACCTTGCTGGCCACGGCGAAGTTGTCCTGGACGAAGCGGGCGGCGGCGAGGGCCCGCATGAGCCGGGCCAGGTGCGAGGCCTCGGCCTTGCGGTCGGCCCAGATGTCGACCTGGCACCAGGCCTCGTCGAGCACCAGGGGCTCGGTGATGATGGGCCACCCGCCCCAGCGCACCACCCGCGCCGCCGGCCATGCGGGTTTGGCCGGCAGCGCGGTGTAGATGCGGTCCTCGAGCAGGTCGGCCAGCTCGGGCTGGGCGCGGAAGAACTCGACCACCAGGGGCTCGGCGTCGGGGATGACGGCCAGGCTCATCCGTCGTACCTCCCGCCGGTGATGGCCATGTAGGCGTTGGAGAGCACCCGGTAGGGCTGGTTGTGCGCCGAGCCGTACTCGACGATGTGCCAGATGGGGCTGTCGGAGCCGAAGCCGCCCTGGAGCACGCCGTCGTCGTTCGGCGCCGGCTCGAGCGCCTGGAGGGTGTCGCGGTAGGTGCCCGTGCGCACTGGGGCCAGCGAGTAGGCGGCCTCGTAGCCGCGCTGGCCCGCTTGGCGCAGCAGGTCGGCCAGGGCCGGGTCCCGGCCGAGCTCGGCCAGCCCCTTGTCGTCGACCTGCCAGCTCTTGAGGGCCACTACTGGGCTCGCCTCACGATGGCCTCCACGTGGTGAGCGCGGCCCCGGAAGTCGCCCACGGCCCGGCCCTCGCCGATCGCCTCGAGCGCCATGTCGTCGACGAGCACCCGGTCCTGGTGGCCGAGCTCGGTGCCGGGCGGGAGGTACAGGTTCCAGCTGCGCTGGGAGAGGTCCTGGTTCATGGTGTCCTCCCGCGCCCACTGGGGCTGCAGGTTGCAGCGCACGGTGGACTTGCCCACCAGCTGGCGCTGGCCGTCGACGTCGGCCGGGTCGGGGGCGTAGTGCTCGATGGTGGCCTGCTGGGGGAAGGCCCGGACCGGTGGCATTCAGGACCACAGGGGGATCGACCCCGGCCAGTCGGGCCAGCGGAACACGGGCGTCGTGGGCGGGCCCACGAACGCGCTCATGGACCCGCGGCGGTAGCCGGCGGACCGCAGGGCTTTCTGCTCCGCCTCGGTCAGCGCCCCCGGCCCCACGGCTTGCTCGGAGCCGGCCGGGTTGCTGTAGGTCTCGCTCATGGCCCCGGTCTGCAGGGAGCGCAGCCCGTCCGGGTTGGCCCCCTGGCTGACCACGAAGCCGGCCACCTTGGCGGCCACGATGCCCACCAGGTCGTCGGGGACGGGCGCCGGGAAGACCTGGTGGCAGAAGCGGCGCACGGCGGCCGAGGCCATGTCGATCAGGCGCATGACCCGGTCGGCGTCCTCGTCCGCGATGGGGCCGCCGATGGCCTCCACGTCCTCGATCGAGCACAGGGGTGGCAGCGGGGCCAGGGCGAAGTCGGTCACTCCTCCTCGGGCTCCTCGGGGTCGGGTTCCTCGGGCTCCTCGGGGTCGGGCGGCGGCCCGGGGTCGGTGCCGCCGTCGGGCGCCCCGGGGCGGACGGTGAACATCCGGGTGCGCGTTGGCCCCCAGTTGCGCCCCATGGCGTCCCGGAAGGCGGTGGTGATGGCGTACGTGCCGGCGTGGCGGTAGAGGTGGTCCACGGCCAGCTCGGGCGGGGGCGAGACCGTCAGGTTGATGACCTGGGGCGCGCTCATATCGCCCCAGTTGATGTTCACCCGGCCCAGTGGGGGCAGCGCCACTTACTTGACCGTGTTGGTCGCCGTCTTGGTGCCCTGGCCGCTCACCGTGGACTCGGTCGCTTGCATGGAGCTGGCGGCGGGTACTTTCACGGCGGCGAAGGGGTCGCCCAGGCCTTGGGTGCCGTCGGGCTTGTTGAGCACCGGTCGGCCGATCACGGCGCCCACGCGCATGTAAACGCGCATGATGGCGACGTCGTCTTGGAACGCCGACACGGTCACGGCCCCGGTGGTCGGGTTGCGGATCACGCCGTCGGTCGAGATGTCGAAGCGCATGTCCTCCCGGAGGCCCACGATCAGGCACGTCCAGTCGCCGGCGATGAGGTCGGCGGCGCCGGCGGGCGTAAAGCCGATCCGGCTGTAGGCCAGGGGCGAACCGAACATGGTTGCCGGCGCCCCCGGCTCGGACGGCGCCCACACCAAGAACTCACCGGTGGCGGTGCGCACGCCTCGGAAGGCCCCGCGCACCGTGGTCCGGGCGCCGAAGCCGGTCACGTCCAGGCCCGAGTTCTCGATCTTGGTCATAGCGGCCGAAACTGCGGCCACGATGTCGGGCTGGTCGGGACTGGGCTGGGCCTGGATGGGCGGGCCGGCGGCGGCGAGTACTCCACCGGTGGGGAAGCTGGGCGGCGCCCCCACGCCAGAAATGACGGCATTGTCTAGGGTTTTGGCCACCGCCTCGCCCAGACGGGGCCGCACCTCGCCCCAGATGTTGAACGCGCTGTCGTCGAGGTAGGAGCGGGGCACCGGCATCAGGGCCGCGATCTCTTCGGCCTGGATCACCAGCGAGGACCACCGCATCTCCGTCTCGGGCTTGGCCGAGCCGGGGGCGGCGATGAAGCTGGCGGTGGGTAGGGCCGACAGGACCGGGATCTGGGTCTGGCCGGTGGTCATACGTTGCTGGGCGGCGAGCTGCAGCGTGATCGAGCTCGCTGCCGCCGACTGCAGGATCTGCCGGCCCATCTCGACGGGGATGAGTCCGGAAAAGTCAGAAGCCAAGGCGATACCTCCAAAAGTGGACGACGGGACTCTGAGCTTCCCGGCGTGCTCTCAGTGGCATCGCCAGCGCCCTTGCGGGCCGGTCAGCCCCGCGAAGGCTGCCGCGGTGGGGATGTTAGCGCTTGTTGACCGCCTGCCTGATGACGGCGTTGAACGGGGCGTCGGGGTCGGTCGTGCCCGGCGGCCGCATGCCGCCGTCGCCGTTACCTCGAGGCGGGCCTGGCGGCGGGGGCGGCGGCCCGCCGTTGCCCGTGCCGGCTAGGTAGGGCCGCGCCGTCAGGAGCTCGTCGAGCTGGGTCGTGGCCGCGGCGGCGTCGAAGGCCCCGTCGGCGCCCATGATCTTGGCCTGGTCGACGTACCGGGCGGCGTCGTCGGGGTCGTGCAGGCGCTTGGCCGCCAGCACCCGCAGCTCGGCCAGGGCCAGCACCTTTCCCTGCTCGGCCTTCATGGCCGCCCGGGCCTCGTCGGCGCCGGCCATGCGGGCCTGGGACAGGGCCGCGGCTTGGTTGTCCTTGTCCTGCTGCAGCTGGGCCACCAGGGCGTCGTGGCCCCGTTGCTTCTGGCGCAGGGCACCCAGGTCGGTGTTCAGCTGCTTGAGTGCGGCGTCCTTTTCAGCGATGGCCGTGTCCCGCTCAGCCAGGGCGGCCTGGGCCGCCCTCAGGTCCTCCTCGAGGCCCATCTGGTCATCCTCCTTTTTGGGCCTGGCGCTGCTCGGCGAGCCGCCAGAAGCGCAGGCAGTTGAGACAGGTGGCCAGCTCGACGTCGTCGGTCAGGTCGCCCTGTTGGCCGCAGTAGCTGAGGCCCGTAGTGGCCTTGCGCAGGTGGACCCGCTTGGGCGCCAATCACAGCACCGGTTCGACCGAGCAGTTGCACCCCGGGTGGATCTCCATGGCGTCACCCGAGGCGACCTCGACGTCGGCCAGGGCCACGCAGAACTCGCAGCCGTCGCCGGCGAGTACTCGGTGGTAGCGGACCCCGGTCCCCTCGGTGAGGGCGGACATGGCCCGGGTCTGGGCGATGGCCAGCTCGGTGTCGGCCTTGCGCGCCACGTCGTTGCGGGCCTGGGCGATGGCCTCGGCGAAGGCCACGCCGGCGCCGAGCGCGGCCCACATGGAGAACGCCGGCGTGCGCCAGGCGCTCGGGTCGTCCTCGAGCACCTCGTCCTCGTCGAGGCCTCGGTAGGGGATGCGGGCCACCACCGCCAGGTAGCCGCCCAGCGCGCCCACCAGGCCGCGCTGGGCCGCCCGGCTGAGCGGCGCCGCCCGGGCCGCGAACACCTCGGCCAGCTCGCCGTCCTCGTCGTCGTCGTCCTCCCAGTCGATGTCGTCCCACTCGTCGTCGAGGGCGTTCTCCAGGCCCCGCCGGATAGCGGCCCCTTGGCGGGCGTAGAGGCGGGAGGCGGCTGTCTGGACCTGGGGAGGGACGACCAGGGCCATCAGGGCACCTCGGGCGGCACCGGCGGCGCAGGGGGCTGCTCGGGGCCTGGAGGTAGGGCCAGGGCGGCCAGGAAGGCTTGCTCGGCCAGCATCTCGCGGAAGCGGGAGATCTGCTGGGGCGAGTAGCCGAGGTCCTCCCACAGCTGCTGTATGGGGACGTCGAGCGCCTTCTTCTTGAGCGTGGCGTCGACGTGCTCGCCCTCGGTGCGGCTCTCGGGGTCGGCCCAGATGGTTTCGGCCGCCCGGTAGTCGGCCCGGTCGTCGCCGAGTACTCGGAACGACAGGCGGATGACCTCTTCCCACGCCTCTGAAAAGTGGCGCATCTTTCTTTTCGCTTTGGCCACCAGGCCCGTCTCAGCCGCCTTGATCGACTCGCCCGAGGGGAACTGACCGGACAGGTAGAAGTAATGGGGCGGCGTGCGGGTCTGGCTGGCGATGTGCTGGACGAGCATCTCGGTCGACTTCACGTAGGCGGTGAGGTCGGTGGCGGCGAACTCGCCGAACTTGACGTCGGGGTTCTCGGCCATCCAGAGGCGGTCGACGGCGGCCTTGAACGGCTCCACCGGGGCGTCGGTGTCGGGGTCGCGGGGGATGTCCATGCCCGTGACCCAGCGCTGGCGGAAGGCGCCGAACTCGCTGGCCAC